AAATTGTGGACAACTGATTACCCTGATGTAGTCACAGGTTGGAACGTAGAGTACTTTGATATTCAATACATCGTAACTCGTATCATAGCTTTACTTGGTGAAGATACTGCAAGACGGTTATCTCCACACAAATCAATCAAACAAAGATCTCGAGAAATTTTTGGTAAAGTCAACTCAACATATTCTATTATGGGTGTTGCTGTTATTGACTATATGGATTGTTTTAAAAAGTTTGGTTATAAGTACGGTCCTCAAGAATCATATAAGTTAGATCATATTGCTTATGCTGTTCTTGGTGAAAAGAAAATTGATTACACTGAATATGGTTCACTTACTGGATTATGGGAAGAGAATCCTCAATTATATCTTGACTATAATTTAAAAGATACTCAACTGATTGCTCGTCTCGAAGAAGAGACAGGATTGCTTGCGTTAGTTATGACAGTTGCATATGACGGTGGTGTTAACTATCAAGACGCGTTTGGTACTGTTGGTATATGGGAAGCAACCATATATCGTAAACTGATGAAAGATAAAATCGTTCCTCCACTTAAAGGTGGGCCAGGAGCTCGAGCTGGAGATCTTGTAGGTGGTTATGTAAAAGATCCAAAAGTTGGAATGCATCCTTGGGTTGTATCTTTTGACCTTAACTCTCTATATCCTCACCTGATGCTTCAATTTAATATGTCGCCCGAAACATATATGCCTGATGATCGTGAATATGTAACTCAAGATATGGTACTCAAAGGTGAATACCAAAATGATCGTGATAATGTTTCAGTTGCTGCTAATGGTGTTTGCTTTTCTAATAAGAAGTTAGGAATCATTCCTGAAATCATTGATGAATATTACGGAAACCGTTCTATTATTAAAAGGCAGATGATCGCGGCTGAACAACAGTTCGAGGTTGAAAAAGATCCTGATGAAATCAAAAGGTTAAAGCGTGAGATCAACCAATTACATAACTCGCAAATGTCAATTAAGATTGCCATGAACAGTTTGTATGGTGCAACTGCTAACGTATATTTCTTATACTATATTAACGACATGGCTGAAGCGATTACGACAAGTGGTCAGCTCAGTATCCGATATGCTCAGAAATCAGTGAATGATTACCTAAACAAAATTCTTGGTACCGATGATGTTGACTATATCATTTATATTGACACTGACTCTATCTATGTTGACTTCGGTCCGCTGATTAAAGAAGTATTTGGTACAACTGATATTGATAAAGACAAAGGTGAAGAGTTCCTTGATAGAGTATGTTCAACAAAGATAGAACAAATTATCGAAGACGGTTATGAAAAGCTTGCAGCTGATTTAGGTACATATCGTAACGCAATGGTAATGAAACGTGAAAAGATTGCTCACCGTGGTATCTTTGTTGCTAAGAAACGATATATTCTAAATACACTAAACTCTGAAGGTGTACATTATGATACTCCTAAGATATCAGTGACAGGATTGGAATCAGTAAGATCTTCAACTCCTGAAATCTGTCGTGATAAACTGAAGAAATGTTTTGAAGTTATTATGAATACAGATGAATCAACAACTCAATCCTTTATTCGAGATTTCAAAGAAGAGTTCCGTAAACTTGATCCTATTGCTATCGCAAAGACTTCTGGTGTTTCTGAACTCAAAAAGTACCAAGACAAAGGATCTATATACAGAAAAGGTACTCCAATGCATGTTCGTGGATCCTTGATGTATAACCACTTCCTCAAAGAGAAAGGTCTTGATAAGAAGTTTGAGACGATTCAAGGTGGAGACAAAGTCAAGTTATTATATCTGAAAGTACCTAATCCGATTCGCGAAAATGCAATCTCGGTTCCAGGTCTATTACCAAAACAATTAGGACTACATAATTACATTGATACTGAACTTCAGTTTGATAAAGTATTCTTGAGTCCTATTCAATCAATTCTCGATGCAGTTGGATGGTCTGCTGAGAAGAGAGATACAATTGAAGATTTTTTCAGTTAAACCATTGACATTTAATTTAAAGTGTGGTATAATAGCCACAATAATAGGAGAACACTAATGAGTGATGTACAAATTGTAAGACTATCAACCGGTGAAGAGGTTGTAGCAAAAGTAGTTTATGATAAAGGATTCTATACCTTAACGGATGGTATTCTTTTAGTTCCAGCAGGAGAAGGTAAAATTGGAATGGTTCCATTCGTACCTTATGCCGAAAGAAAACCAATTTCAATATCTGAAGCGCATGTTATGTTTGTAGTAGAACCAATGGATGAGTTAAAGAAGCAAGTGATTGAAGCAACAACAGGATTAGTTATGCCAGATAAAGGCGGGCTAAAATTAGTATGATAAAGATATACGGCAAAGATAATTGTGCATATTGTAATATGGCAAAACAGTTATGTGAATCTAAGAAATTAGAGTTTGAATATCTAAGTCTAGGTGATGATTATTCACAAGAAGAATTTTTTAAAATATTTCCAACCGCAAGAACGTTTCCACAAATTATTATGAATGAAGAAGCTATAGGTGGCTTTACAGAACTGAGGGAAAGACTATGAAGAACATTTTATTAACAACTGCTTTATTAGGAATTACATCAGTCGCAATGGCTGAAGATAGGTTTGCGAGTATTCGACCAACAATGAATACTTGTGCAGCTTGCCACGGACCTCAGGGTCAAGGTGGTATCGGTCCTAAACTACAAGGACAAACTGCTGATGAAATTATTTCTAAGTTACTTGCGTATAAAGCAGGTGAGCAAGTCGGACCACAATCTATGATGATGTGGCCAACAGCAAAACAATTAACCGAAGGACAGATTGGTGCTATCGGTGTTTATATTTCACAAGGATATCCAAATGAGTAAAGATTGGGTAAAAGACATTAATGAAATGCAATCCAAGTATAAAACACATGATTGGGTTGAAGACGCAGATATTAATAAACTAAAGGCGTTCTTGCGTTTTCGAGTAGACTTCCTACAAGAAGAACTTGAAGAAACAAGATCAGCCCAAAAAGTTATCGACTCCGAAGAAATCGTAGATGGTTTAGTTGACCTTTGTGTAGTGGCAATCGGTACTCTTGATGCCTTCGGAGTCGACCCTTATAAAGCTTGGGACGAAGTTCTCAAAGCAAACATGGCCAAACGTCCTGGAGTAAAGGAAGGAAGGCCCAACCCGTTAGGATTACCTGATCTTATGAAACCTGAAGGATGGACGGCTCCATCTCATGAAGGTAATCATGGTATCCTACCAAAATTAAAAGGAGAATAATATTATGGCACTTAAAGAAGTATTAGTTAATGCCTTAATTTCAAAGTACGAAGCTCAAATTTCTGAAGCAAGAGCAAACATTGCTATATTTTTAGAGAATGGAGTTGGAGTAGCAGAACATGCTGGTACTATTGAAACAATAGATGGAGAAGTGGCTAAATTAGCGGAAGCTGAAGATAAATTGCAGTCAGTAAAACAATTTGCTACAGTAGTTCCACCAAAAGTTGTATAAATTTCAACTCTTTACCGTTTTCTTTGTATAAATAATTGTAACACCAATGTAACATTACAGTTTCATTAGTGTAACATAAACAAACAAGGAGAACGCCAATGATAAAGGTAACTTTATCAGTAATGTTTAGCCTGTTGTTCTCTACTGCCGTGATGGCAGCAGACCACATCTCGCAAAAATCTATACAAGATATAAACATTACTGAGACAGGAAGAATTATCTTCCACACAAGAACAAATGTATATGAAGGTGAATTCATACAACATTGTCCAGTAAAGAAGTATATAGATAAAACTATAAACTCCGAATCTGATAACTTAGGACTCTATGCCCACGGGCTTAGAATTAAAGAAGGAATAAGAATTTCTTTTTTAGATACAGCAACTCGTAACAAATCTATGGGATCCTGTAAAATACAAAGTTTAGTGAGGACCGGATGAAATACTTACATGAAATAATGAAATCCAGCAGAATACAAAATGTTTGGAGAGTAATCTTAAAATAACTATTGACATTCTTTATGATATAGATTATAATTGTTCTATAAATTAAATTAATGGACACATTATGGATAATTTGAATGAGTTGTTATTTAGAGCGCTCAATCTTCATAAAGAAGGCAAGTTAAGTGGAACTGACGATTTGTATAGATCACTTATCGGCGCGATTGGTGAATCGCAAATCGTCAGTCTTACCGAAGGCAAATCTGTTAACGGTAAATGGGATGTTGAAGGTAAAGTAAATTTTACTGGTCGCATCGAAGTCAAAACAGCAAACAAATCTACCGATGGCAAACTAGGAGCCTGGAGTTTAAAGTGTAAGCATATGATGTGTGATTGGGTTGCATTAGTAGATGCGTCTAATTTAGAAAACAATGAATATAGAATTTCCATGATTCCACACGACGAGTTCTTTAAGTTTTTATTCACTCCAAACAAAAATGGTAATTGTCCTGACTACATTCGTTGGTCAGCTAACTATAACGAAGAAGATAATAAATCTCCTGAAGCTACAGAGTTATTTTTAAAACATGAAGTTAATTTATCAGAATTTGAACCTTTCTATTGACATTACCAAGAATCTTTGATATAATATATTTTTTATTATGGAGTCTATATGACAAAAACAACCAACCCAGTTTCGGTCGATGTACTACAAGAGTGTGTTGACCTTCAATTGAAAAAGTCGAGAGATTATCAAAATCCAAACTCGACTGTTCAACAAGCTGACTACTATCCTAACGGAATTACAACTATTCATGATATTATGCATGCAAAAATGCTACGTATGAAATCTGTAATGGAAGCAATGCAGTCGGATGATTATGATCCTAACTTTGAGTCCCTTGAAGATTCAGCAAAAGATTTAATTAACTATTCAAGTTTCTTTGTCTCTTACTGTCGTCAAGGTATTAAAGGTCAAGATCCAACTAAAGATGTATTTAACAGGAGTACTAAATAATGAGCAATGTGATATTACCGTCAAGTGACGAAGACAAAAAACGAATCCGTGGTTGCATGGAAGAAATGAGTAATTCATTTACAAGAATGGAATCAGAACGTGATTTTCAAAAAGAAGCTATCAATGCTTTGGCTGAAGAAGTTCAGATCCCAAAATCAATCCTAAGGAAAACCGCAAGAGCTTTCCATAATCAAAATGTTTCAGACCTAGTTGCTGAAGTATCTGATATTGAAGCTTTAATGGAAACCATCTAATGAAACAAGTCCAAGACATTCGTAATATCATTATGAACAAGTATCTTCTTGAAGATTTTACTGTTGATCGTACTGGTGCAAAAACTATCGAAGTCTTTGGTGAATCGTTTCTTGCCGATGAAGACTATGTAATTCGTAAACCTGCCTATAAGTATATTGAACGTGAACTAGATTGGTATAAATCGCAATCATTATATGTTGATGATATTCCTGGTGATACACCACAGATTTGGAAATCAATCGCTTCTGATGATGGTAA